TTTAAAAAAAAAAAAAAAAAAAAAAAAATCTACTGACTATATATGAAATCACCTTAAATACTTTTTGGGGACGGTATATGGGGTGGGGGTATCAGGAACCATTGAATGATTCTCATGATTACGCATCATTGGACAGCATTCCCTGTCATTGGCTTGAGGGATGCAGGGATGGGAATTATTGGGGATGGTAATGCCCTATAACCCGCCCCGGAAATCCCTCCTGAAAGCCCAAACCTCAAAGGGCCAATGCATATGCACTCAAAGCCCAAAGCTCAAAGCTGGAAGGGGGATGCTTAAAGCCCAAGTCTTGGGGCTGATGGGGAAGAGAAAAAAGAAAAACCGGGATCGCTCCCGGCTTTTCCTTGGTTGGTGGTTAGATCCCGATGTCGTCGTCGTCGGCTGCCTCGGCAACCTTCATCGCGCGCTCGGCTTTGATCCGGGCGATTTCGGCCTTGACTCGGGGCTTTGCCAGGACTTCCTTTATTTGCTCATCGTCGAGGTTATCGACAATCCCTTGCGCATCATCGACATCGATTCCCTTGATTGCCGCGATTGCCGCGACCAGATCGCCGGTTCCCGTCCCGCCCTTCGCGTTCCACAACCCGTTCATCAGGTTATCCGCGACCGACTGCATGGCCGAGAACCCGCCCTGATAGTCATTGGTCTTGGAAAAGCCGCTTGCGGCATCCCCGATCTTCTGCTTCAGCCCGTGCAACATCAGCATGTTATGCAGAGCCTCCGGGATGTCATCAATGCACGCGACAACCTTCAACCCATTGCCCAGCACAGTGGTCACCGTGCGGTTTGCTTCATCGACGCTTTGCGTCTTGTACTTGGCATTTGCCATGATGTTTGCTCCATGTATCCGGTCGCTTTGTTCCCCGACCGTGAATACATTATGCTCCGTCTTGGCCGCGGGGTCAAGCTCCCCGAAATTCTGTATAAAAATCAATGGGTTACCTAGCCCCCCACCGCACCCCCTCGACCGGCCAGATCGCCTAGGGTATGTCCTCAGAGATTTTTTTAGTAGGTCGGGAATAATAGGGGGGAATAATTCCCCCAGCCATTGCCACCCCCCAGCGCCCATATGCACAAGGATACCCAAAACTCGGCGAGGGAAGCCGACAGGGAAGCCGCCAGGGGTTGACATAGCCAGTCGGCCTATGCATACTCATATGCACAAAACAAAGTCCCGGGCCCGGCCCGCTCAAAGGAACCGCACAATGGCTGACATCCAAAAGCTTAACCACACGCACGAGGCGATCCTCAACTGGCTCATTTTGAACCCGCACAGGAGCCTGAGGGAGTGCGCCGACTCGATGGGCTTCACGCAGCCCTGGCTCAGCACCGTCATCCACAGCGACATCTTTCAAATGGCCCTCAGGGAACGCCAGACGAATGTCGCCAACCGCGTTGCGGCCAGCATTCCGGAGCGCCTCCAGGCCGTCGCGGATGTCGCCTTGGATAAGCTGGCCGAGCAGGTGGCCTCGAGCGAAGATCCGGACTTTATTCTGGACGCCGCGGACAAGGTTCTCCACCGCATGGGCTATGCGCCCGCGAGCGCCCGGAACCCAGCCGGCAGCCCCGCGCAGGGACAGGCCGTTCTCCAGCAGAACAACACATTCATCCTGGGCCAGGGAGATCTGGCTGAGGCGCGGGCGCTCATGGCCGCAGCGAGCAAAATCCAGCAACCGGCGATTGAAGGCGAGGTCGTAGTGGTGAATGATGACTCTACCGCCTAAGCCGGAAAAATTCACTCCCGCGCGCGACATCCTGTCGGCTGCGTTCAGTCCGCCCCCGGCCCTCAAGAAGCGCCGCTATACTGGCAGACGGCTTCAGGGTATCCGGTATGAGCGGGCTGTGCACGAGCATCTCCAATGGCGATACGGCGAGTGGTATCTGGCGAGCCCCTGGATCAAGTTCTTCGCGGACGGCAGATGGCGTTGGTGCCAGCCGGATGGGTTACTGTTCCAGCCGGAAATCGGCAAAATCACTATCGTCGAGATCAAGTACCAGCATACGATTGACGCCTGGTGGCAGATCCGGCATCTGTACCAGCCGGTGCTCGAATTCATGATGCCGCCAGCGCTGTGGCGGTATGAGGTCTGCGAGGTGGTGAAATGGTTCGACCCGGCCATCGGATATCCTGAGCGGATCGTGCTCGCAAACGAGGTGGATATGCCTCATCATCATTTCAAAGTGCATATATGGAAGCCATGATCCAGGGGATCTCGCCCAAGGAAGCCGTGAATCTGGGCGCGACGAGCCTGACGATGTACGGGAAGCTGTTCTTCCCGAAAACCTTCCGGCAGGATTCCCCGAAGTTCCATGATGATGTGGGGAGGGCACTGTACGACCCCGCCAATCGCCAGGTCGCGATCGAGGTCTTCCGGGACGGCGCGAAGACGACGCTGCTCAGGACGTTCACCAGTCAGCGAGTGGCATACGCCATCTCGCGCACGATCTTGTTCGTCAGCGCCAGCCAGGGCCACTCGATCCTTTCGATCAGGTGGATTAAGCGCCAAGTGGAATTTAACAAAGTCTGGGCGAATACGTTCAGGTTGAGAAAGGGCGCGAAGTGGTCGGATGATATTATCGAAATCTGGAATGACACGATCCAGGCGCCAATCACCATCATGGCGCTGGGCATCACTGGCCAACTCCGCGGCTTCAACATAGATGACTATCGGCCGGATCTTATCATCTGTGATGATAGCAGTACTGATGAGATGACGGCGACGGCAGAGCAGCGGAAGAAATACGAGGATATATTCTTCGGGGCGCTGATCAACTCCCTCGCCCCGCGAAGCGAATGCCCGGAGGCGAAAGCGGTTCTGCTGGACACGCCGAAATCCAAGTTCGATCTGATTGAAACCTGTATGGGGGATCCCGCCTGGGTCGGCCTCCGCTTCGGAATTTTCGATGCTCAGGGCGAGTCCCGCTGGCCCACCCGGTACCCGACTGACGAACTTCGCAAAGCCAAGGAAAGTTATATCCTCAAGGGGCGCTTGCCATTGTGGATGAAGGAGAAGGAGTGCAAGATTATCGCGGAAGAGCTGGCTTCGTTCCGGGTCGCCAACCTTCGCTATTGGGACCTTCTGCCCGATCAGATGACCCGGATGCTGGCGATTGACCCGGCATCCAGCGACGACAAAAAGGCCGACGATAATGTAGTGGCAGTGCTTGGCTTCTACCGCGACGACGTCTATATTATTGATTACGTGGCAGCGACCGGCCAAGATCCTGAGATGGTTACCAAAACCGTCTTTGAATTTATGAGATTGTATCGACCCCTCGGGGTGGTGGTGGAATCCATCGGGTATCAGCGAGTGCTCGCATGGTATCTGGAAAAGGCGATGCGGGAGCAAAAAATGTTTCTTCCGGTTTATAAGATTCAGGATAAACGGAGCAAGCCCGATCGGATCGTCCAGGCCCTGAGTGAAACGTCGGCGTATGGGAGGCTGCTGTGCCGGGCGGCCCATACCAAGTTTATTGAACAATTTACGGAGTACTCTCCGACGTTCGGAGGGCATGATGACGTGCTGGATGCCGTTGCGATGGGGGTTACCTGGGCGACGAATCAACACGTGAGTGAATGGTTGGAGGGCGAGTTCACGGAAGTGGATGACGCTGACGACTACCCCAAACTTAACTTTAGGGCTGCGCCATGCACGAGAAATTGATGCAGGGGATTTCCCACATTCCGGCTACAGGGCCGTTGCACCAGAAGGTGATTCAGGCCTTCAAGCTGCGTCTGCGTATGGCCCGGGACGCTCAGCAGAAGGAACAGCAGCAGAAGTGGGAGGATGCGGAGAATACGTACCTGATGTATATGCCCGAGACGGATGTGGATGCGCAGCGGCGCGCGAACCGAACTGGCGGGTTGCCGCAGTACACGACGATCAAGGTGCCGTATTCCTACGCGATGCTGCTGACCAGTCATACCTATTATACCTCGGTGTTTCTGGGCAGAAATCCGGTGTTCCAGATGCAGGGGCGCCACGGCGAGTCCCAGATGGCGGAAAGCTCCATGGAGTCGCAGTTGGATTATCAGCTGAATGTGGGAGGCGGCATCCCGGCGCTGATGATGTGGCTGCTGGATCCAGGGAAATACGGGCATGGCGTGCTCGGGCACTATTGGGATGAGGAGAATATCCCGCTGACGGTTTATGCCGATGTGCCGGAGACGTTTTTGGGAGTGCCGCTGCCGGGACGGTTTAAAAAGAAACTCGTCACGACTATCGAAAAGGGGTATGTTGGGAACCGGCTGTACAATATCCGGCCCCAGGACTGGTTGTTTGATCCTCGGCTGCCGATTACCAGGTTCCAGGAAGGCGAGTTCTGCATTGTGTATGACACGATTGGATGGAACAAGGTGCTCCGCGGAAAGGCTGATGGCAGGTATTACAACACCGAGTATATCCGGAAGGAAAAGGCTTCAGCCCAGGGCTTCGAGAATGAGGGGAGCCCGCACATGAACCTCCCGAACCGGGACATCACGCCTTATGTGCTGGAAGGCGAAGTTCCCTCCTTGGTGAATGTGCACGAATTTCACTGGGAACTGGTGCCGAGCGATGTTGGCTTGGGGAATTCGTCCAGGCCGGAAAAGTGGGTCTTTACGATTGCGAATGAGCGGATAGTGCTTTCCGCACAGCCTCTCGGCCTTCGGCATAACAAGTTCCCGTTCGATGTGCTGCCATTCGAGACGGATATGTATTCGCTGTTCTCGCGCGGGATGCTGGAAGTGCTGGAGCCGATGAACCAGACGATGGAGTGGCTCTTGAATTCCCACTTCTTCAATGTGCGGAGCGCCCTCAATAACCAGTTCATCGCGGATCCCTCGAAGATCGTGATGAAGGATCTCGAGGATCCCGAGCCCGGCAAGCTTATCCGCCTGAAGCCGGCGGCATATGGGCAAGACGTTCGCACTATGCTAGCGCAATTCCAGGTGCAGGATGTCACCCGTTCGAACCTGTCGGATACTGATGTGATAGGGAGTCTGGCTCAGCGGATGGTCGGCGTCACTGATAATGTGATGGGGATGATGAATCAAGGAGGACGTCGCACCGCCACCGAGGTGCGCACGTCCTCGACTTTTGGCATCAACCGGCTGAAGACGAATTGCGAGTGGTTCTCGGCATGTGGGTTCGCTCCGCTCGCGATGAAGCTGGTTATGAGTACGCAGCAATTGTATACCCTCGAGCGGAAATACCGGATCGTCGGGGACATGGCTCAGTGGGGGGAAAAATACCTGAATATTGCGCCGCAGGATATTCAGGGGTTCTTCGACTTTGTGCCTGTGGATGGTACGATGCCGATTGACAGGTTTGCCCAGGCCAACCTCTGGCAGCAGATGCTGGGCACGATGTCGAAGGTGCCGCAGATTATGATGAGCTATGACATTCCTAAGATCTTCGGGTTTGTCGCGCAGCTCAGCGGGATCAAGAACATCAACCAGTTCAGGGTGCAGGTCGTTCCGGACGCGGCGCTGCAGGCACAAGCGCAACAGGGGAATGTGGTTCCCTTGCGGGCCAACCCGAATGAGCCGGGGCAAATTCCAGGAATGGGGAGCACGGGATGAGCAGTGAGACTGTAACGCGGCTTTCGGATCAGAAAAAAGGGTGGGAGAAGTTGATTGCTACCCCGGAATGGGGACAATTGGTGACGATGCTCCAAGGGCAAGTCGACAGTTTCCAACAGCAGATTTTGTTTCGGCCGTTGGCAAAACTGGAAGATGCACTTCCCCAGGAGTATATGAAAGGACAGATCGAGGGGAGGTTGAGTATCTCCGCGACGGTCGAAACGATTATTGAGCAGCTCGAAGGTGAGCTTAACATTGAGAGGAAGCGTAATGAACATGGCAGCTAACACGGCCCCCGCCGGGGCTTCAAATGCAGGTGTGGTTACTGAAGGTGGTACGTCCGCTTCGTTCGTCGAAGATATGGGCGGCATCTCTTCTCCGGCCGACAATGGGGATTCCCCGTCTGAGGTTAATTGGTCAGATATTGCCACCGAGCTGGAGCAAGGGGACGACAGTGCCTTTGCCGAGGGCGAGAGTGAGGTAGCGGAACCGGCCCCCCTGGCCACTCCCCCCGCTGCCGAGATCCCCCCGGTAGTTCCGCCTACGAGCGCCCCCGTCGAGCCGCCTCCTCCGGCTTCGTCGGCCCCTGCGCCCGAAGCGGCGACCCCGGAGGTCCCGCCCCCAGCTCCTGTCTCGGTGGCTCCCGAAACGCCCGCAGTGGATTACGCAACGTGGCGGGGTGAGCAAGTTTCGAAGCTCGAAAGTTTGTACAAGCTGTCCGATGCTGCGGCGGCTCAACTGCTTTCCGAGCCCGAAGTTGTTCTTCCCAAGATGGCTGCGCAGTTGCACATGGCCGTGACGGAAGCGGTATTGCAGAGCGTGAATAACGCCCTGCCGCAGGTGATTCAAAGCATTCAGCAAACGGATACGGCGGAAAAGTCCGCGCAGAAGCTCTTTACCGATGTCAACCCGGATCTGGCTGATCCGAAATATCGGGATGGAATCCTTCGAGTGGGGACGATGTTTCGCCAGATGAACCCGAAAGCTACGCCTGAAGAATCTGCGCGTGTGATTGGAAATATGGTGAGGACTGCATACGGCTTGCAGGCGCCCGCGGCTTCGGCCTCTGGACTTCCTGCTGCACCTGCCGCCCCCGCATCTTCCCCGGCACCCTTTGTGCCGTCTCGCGGAGGTGGTGGTGGTGTTGTGCCGGCTGCGCCCTCGAACGTCTGGGCCGCGATGGCTCAGGAACTCGATGAAGATTAAAGGAGATTTATCATGGCTGTAGCTGGACTTCGTGGTACTGGTGACTGGGCGACTGACGAGCGTCCCAAGAATTTCCGCGAGATGATTCTGTGGCGTTCGCCGAACGGTCAGGCTCCCCTCACGGCCCTCATGTCGAAGATGAAGTCGGAGTCGCTCGATGACCCGGAATTCGCTTGGTACGAGGAAGAGATGAACGCGCTGCGCCTGACGGTGAATTACACCACGGGCTTCAGCACGACCGACACTTCCATCACGGTGACTTCGAACGTGACCGACGCTCAGGATTGCGTGCCGGGTGATGTGTTCTTGGTTGAAAAGACCCTGACCACCTCCTACGACAACGAAATCGTGATCGTGTCGAGCGTTACCTCGTCGACGGTACTCGTGTTCACGCGTGCCCAGGCCGGCACCTCGGCTGCGCCTCTGGCGAACGGCGCGAAGCTCACGAAGATCGGTAACACCTTTGCGGAAGGTACGGGCGCGCCGGACAGTGCTTCGCGCAATCCGACCAAGTTCTACAACTACGCGCAGATCTTCAAGACCACCTACGACATCACCGAGACCGCGGCTCGTACCAAGACCCGCACCGGCGATCCGATCAAGAACGACAAGAAGCGCAAGATGTTCGACCACTCCGTGGCACTGGAAATGGCCATGATCTTCGGCAAGCGGTATGAGACGACCGGCGCCAATGGTAAGCCTCTGCGCTATTCCGGGGGCTTCCTGTGGTTCCTGTCGCAGTACGCGAGCGACAAGATCACTGTTTTCGCCACCACGCCGACCGAGACGACCTTCACCGATGCCGTGTACAAGGTGTTCGACTACGACAGCGGCGCAGGGGACGAGCGGATCGTGTTTGCCGGGAATGGGTTCCTGAACAGCCTGAACAAATTGGCCGCCAGTCAGACCCGGACTCGAGTGAACTTCGACGGCATTGTCGATGTCTATGGGATGAAGCTCCAGCGTTGGGTCATGCCGCAGGGTACGATCTACGTCAAGTCCCATCCGTTGTTCAACGTGCATACCCGCTTCACGAACGATGCGATGATCGTCGATCCGACTGCCATCCGTTATCGTCACATGCGGGATACCACCTTCAAGGACAACATCCAAGCCAATGACGAGGATCAGAAGAAAGGTCAGTGGCTGACGGAAGCTGGCATGGAGATGGCGCACGCGAAGACCTCGGCCTGGATCAGCAACTTCGTGGTGTAAGGCGGTCAGGTAACTGATCGGTATTTGGGGCGGGTTATGCAAAATTTCCCGCCCCAATTTTCTAGGAGCTTGCAATGGGCATAATCGACTACAAGGTCACGTCAGGGGAAGGCTATATCCCGACGGTGCATTTGGATTTGAATAAGGATTCCGCTAAGGAGGTCAAGAAGTTCCGGCCTGGGCAGGTGGTGAAGGTCATGATGGTGGGGACGATTGAGAGTCAATCTTTCCGAAAGCCGGATGATCCTGATGAAAGCGGGTTCGAGGGTAGTGTTTGTTTGAAGATTTCTTCGGTAGATATTGCCGAATCCAAGCGGAACGCCATGGCGGAGCTCCTCGATGACGATGAGTGATTCGTCTCCCCGCAGTCCGGGGGGATATTCTTGTCGCCACTTGCACGGCGACGACAGCTACGGCTGAGTGTGTTATTGAATGGGGAGAGAATATATGAGTTCGGATCATTTGAAGGTGTTGGTGGGGGTTCCAAGTGGGCAGCACTGGGTCGCCCAATTCGGGGTGGATCTAGGAAGCCTCATGGTGAAGTTTTACATGCAGCGGGTGCCGGGGTATAAGCGTCAGGAACTGCGGGTGGCGAATGTGCGAAGTTCGATCCTCCCGAAAAACCGGCTGGATTGTGTCAAGCTAGCGAAGAAGTCCAAGGCGGATTATCTGCTTTTCCTGGACTCGGATCACTCTTTCCCGTCGGATTTGCTCCACCGACTAATTGCGCACGGCAAGCCGATTGTGGCCGCGAACTGCGTCACCAAGACAGTCCCGGCCCAAACCACGGCTAGGGCATTTGATCCTGACGATCCTCAGGGTATCCCGGTCTATTCCGATTCGCACAAGCATGGGATCGAACGGATCTGGCGCATCGGGACAGGGGTGATGCTGATTCGGCAAGATGCCTTGATGAAAATTCCCCATAGTGTCTGGGGCATGGTGTATCGGGAAGATGCGGATACCTATCAGGGCGAAGATTGGAGCTTTTGCGCGGCAGCTCAGGAACTTGGCTTTCCGATCTATATCGACCATGACCTTTCGCGGGAAGTGGGGCATATCGGGAACTTTGAATACACCCACCAAGTTGTTGGTGAGGTTGTCAGGGAGGAAGCAGCATGAACGGAAATACAGCGTTGGATTTGGTGATGCAGAGACTCGTCCGTTCGGATACGACTTTGCGCTCGAATCTGCTGCGGGAAATGAATAATCTGATCCACAATCGGTTGGAGCAGGGATCATTTGTGCCCTGGTTCTTGCTGCAGGATGATACGAGTGCTACGCTGGTGCCGGATACCGAGACGGTGACTTTGCCGACCGGATTTCTGCGCTTCGATGATGATGCGGAGGTGGGCGGTGTCTGGGTGCAGGATACTTCCCTCACCACTCCCGATCAGTGGGTGCAACTTACCCGGCAAAGCTACAATGCGATGAAGGTGAAGTTTGCCTCTTACGAACCCGCCACGCCGACTCGGTTTGACATACTGACCACAAAGTTATATTTTCGGCCCATCCCAGATGTGGCATTGTCACTTCGTATTATGGCATACTTCGCGGATGATGATGTTGCAGATGCCGCGGAAACTACGTTGTGGCTCACGAATGCGGCTGACCTCATCATCGCGGAAACGGCCCTTGTCGGGGCTTCACTGTATACCAGGGATGCGAATCTGATCCCGGTATTGGCTGAAGAACGGAAGGTTTGCTTGGACAGGCTGGAGAGGATGCATATCGCTCGCCAGGAAGCCCTGCAGAACCGGAAGATGGAAGGCTAACATGGGGCTGGAAATTGCGACTTATCTTGCGGATCTGAGTACCGCAAATCCTGTTGGGGCAACGGATCTGTTGGCCCAGGGAGATGACCACATTCGGCTGTTGAAAACCACGCTGAAGAATACCTTTCCGAATATGGGGGGGGCGGCCTGGAGGGTACAAAACAAGGCGGCGAATTATACTCTGTTGGCGACGGATAATCTCTCGGTGATCCGGGGGACAGCCGCGATGACGTTGGCGCTGACAGCCGCGGCCACCCTGGGGAATAGTTTCATGTTCCTGGTGATGGCTGATGGTGGAGATGTGGTTGTTGATCCGAATGGCGCTGAGACGGTAAACGGAGCTGCCACGCTGACAGTTATCAACAAGTCGTGCGTATTAGTGATCTGCAATGGTTCGATCTTCTATGCATTTCAGCTGATGACGCCGAATGGGGTGGGGTTGTATATCCCCTCCGGCCAGAATATCGTGTTTGAGGGTACGACGGACGATGCGTTTGAATTAACGGTAGCGCCCGGCGATCCGACTGCCGATCGTACACAGACGCATCAGGATGATGATGGATTGCTGGCTTTGGTCGGCGTCAAGGAAGTCATAGGGTGCTTCCCGGCCGCAGCGATGAAGGTGCAAGCTACGAATGGCGCTACGGTGCTGGCTTGGGATGAATCCACGACCAACAAGGTAATGACCGGGTATCTGGCGTTCGACGCATCAACACAAGAGTACGCGCAGTTTTCATTCCGCGCGCCGAATGCACTCGACGAGTCCGCAGGATTCACCGCCCGGTTCGTCTGGAAGGAAGCCGGCTCCGCAACCACGCACGACTGCGTCTGGCAGATCGAAATGCAAGCACAAGGTGACGGCGATACGCTGGACAGCGCATGGGGGACGGCGGTGACGGTGACGGATACTGGCGCGGCGAGCAACCGCTACATCAGCGCGGAAACCGCAGCGATCACTCCGGGCGGTACCTGGACGGCCGGCGATGAAATCATTGTACGCGTCTCGCGTAAAGCGGCTGATGGGGCCGACACACTGGACGTCGATGCCCACTTGATTGAAGTCGTCCTTATGGCGACCTACGCTGCCAGCGCGGAGGCATAACACCATGATGGTGAATGCACTGACCGGGTTCGGAGGGAACGATCCTTACGTTCCGGGCAGTATCACTCCGGTAACGTCCGGCTCGTACTCGTTCAATGTGCCTGATGGCGTGGCAACGCTATTCGTCACAGCTACGGGCGGCGGTGCTGGCGGCGGCAGTCAATGCGGCCCTAATCCGGGGGGAAATCAGTACCGTTCTGGCGGCGGGGGCGGTGGGTGTATTGACTACGAACTTGCAGTTTCCCCTGGCGATCTGATCGAGATCGAAATTGGGGCAGGTGGGTCTTATCTTTGCGGAAATGTGGGTGGTGCGGGCTCTCCGGGGGGCGACACAACAATCAGCGTCAACGGTGTGGTCGCGCTCACCTTGGGCGGTGCGCCTAGCTACATTGGCGGTTCCGGCCCGCTCACTGGCGGAACATCCTCTGGGTACTTCGGCACGCCTGGATATTCTGGCGCCCAAGCCTACGGAGAGATCGGAACGACGTATGGCAAAGGCGGCCAGGGATCGTCCGATGCTTATTGGACAAGTATCGGCACAGGCGGATACGCCTATATTTACTGGTAATTTTTTAGGAGATTTTCATGGCTGACAAATACCCAGGTGGCGCCCCGATCTTTGCTGCAACGGATTGGGAGACAGTAACTCCAAGTGATTCAGTAAACCTCACGGACGTTCCTCGGGCAATTTATGTCGGAGGGACAGGGGATGTCGTGGCGGTTAGCGCTGACGGAAGCGTGAAAACCTTTGCGAATGTCTCGGCAGGGTCGATTCTGCCAATTCGGCCAGTGCGGATTAATTCTACCAGTACTACGGCGACATCACTGCTGGCTTTGTACTAAGGAAAATTCCATGGCAATGGATCTTTCGTTGGGGGCGCTTGGAGTTGGCGTAGGTACGCAGCAGACAGTACTGGCGCAGATTCTTGGGGGAGCTAATTTTTTCGCCCAACTCACCAAGTCGCTAGTCCTCAACCGAGGCACCGGCTCTGCCACCTTCACCCGCGCCACCACAAAGACGTGGCAGAACAATGATGGCTATCTAGTCACAGGGCTTGCCGGGGAGAT